CTTCACTATCACCTCTTGATACGTCAACCCCCATAATATATTTGTGACCAACTTCAGGTTCTTTCCAAATCCATAGTGAACCACCAATCATTTTTGTTTCAGGATTTTTAACCATATTAACTCTAATATTTTCAGTAATATTTGAATCAAACACGTTATCACCTGAACCTAAAAAGGCACATTCTAATTCCTGATTAACTTTACGTTTGTCGTATTTTAATTTCTTTACCATCTTCTCATACCAAGAAGAGGTTGGTTTATATCCTTGAGAAATTAAATCTTTAATTTTATCATATTCTTTTTCCCTATCAGTATAATCAACGGTTTCAACTCCTGATGAATATTCATTACGATTTAAATAATAATGAATTAAATCTTTAACATTTAATAACTGTAAATCTTTATTATACCTTGGGTCTTTCCACCAAACCATTTCTGAAATTTTGAAATCATTCATATTCTTCAGAGCTTGGTCATAAATTTCGTAATAAATTGCATCATACCCATTAGGGGTTGAAATAACAATTACTTTACCACCCGTAGATAAGGATGCCATACAAGCCGCCCAAAAGTCACCGTTAGCTTCAATATACGCAGCCTCGTCAAATATTAATATTGTTGGGGTATAACCACGTAAAGCATCCGTAGATGTCGCAACCGCCTTAACCTCACAACCATTTGTTAATTTAAAGTGTCTTTGGGAGATTTTCTCGGCCGAGAATCCCACCCCAACCCAAGAAGGCCATTGTTCTGTAAACCCTCTTACTTTATTTGCAAATTCTACTGCAGTATCTAATTTGTTTGCAATAATTAGGATTTTTTCAGGTTTGTTTTTAGAGGCAAAAACAAGTTTTTTAGATGCCCAAGCTGCGGTAACTGTAGATACACCAGCTTGTCTGTATTTTAATGCAATATTTTCATTAAATTCCTCGTAGTCATTAACTAAACCAACTTGGTCAGGGAATAACTCCAAAGGAACGTATTTTGATACTGTATTATCGTAAGTTTGTAGGTAAGTTTTTAAAGCGTATGGGGTAGACCTCATACACTTTGCGTATTCTATTAATACTTGTTCTCTTGTTATGTTTGACATATTTCTTTAAGGATAATTAGAACCCTAAAGAAGACAAGTCAATATCATCCAAATCATCATCACCTTCTTCAGTATCACTTAGTGAACTTTGTTGTAATTTTCTGAAGATGTCATTAGCAATTCTTTCCATAATCTGTTGAGCCTTAGCTCTATCAGATTCATTGTAAGAATTTAATAGTTTGTTTAATTTTTCAAATTCAGGTTTAATTAATTTTGTATATTCAACAAACAACTCACTTTGGATTTCTTTAGCGTTGTCTTCAAATGCTGACATTGGGTAAGCACTTAACATTCTTTCCCATAATAAACTACCAACAATGATGTCCCACATTTCGTTTTCTAAAACATCTGTTGCTGACTTAATTTTTTCAGATTGTTCAGGGTCTTCAGGTAAATGATATGATTGTAACATACCATAATAACCTTTGATTAATTCGTGTACCACGATTGGGAACATAATACCTTTAGCCTTAATAACTAATTTTGGGTTTTGTTCCATTTCACCATTCTCATCGTCCTCCTCATTTTCTTCCATTTCCCACTCAACAGAACCACCCATATTCATACCTTGTGATGCCATTTGTTGAGCGATTTGTGGAGGTAAAGTCCAATAGAAGTAGTCATTAATTGCCATAACCGCTCCGTATTTGTTTGTGATACCAGGTTGCATTCTCTCCAATCTCTGTCTCATAAATTCAAACATATAGTGACCCTTTTTAGAAACACCTTGTACTAAAGCGTTAATAAATCTTCTTTTCGCAACTTGGAAATCAAAGTCTTCATCTTCAGGAGTTTCAATTTCATCACCTGTTTCTAAATCAAACTTTGGGAATTTTGGTTCTTCTTTCTTATCGTCTTTTTTAGCTTTCTTTTGCATATTCTCAGCAGAAACCTCACCCATACCAACCAATTCAGGTTGTAAATCTAAATAATCTTTAAACTTGTCAGCAATTACCTCGTCTTCAACAAGTTTAACTGCCATCTTTTCTAAGATTTCTTTATTGTTTCCACTATCTTCAAAATTCTTAATGTCCATAAATAACGACATCATTAACTGCGTAATTTGTTGTGGGTTTGGCATATCACCACCCATATAATGTCTTATCTTATCTGATAATTCTTTAATTCTTTTTTCACTTGCAGTTTCCAAAAACTTCTTTTCACCCTCACCTGATTTTTTAATAAATTCAGATTTTGAAAATGGAGTTTCATCCCTTTCAATAGATTGTTTTAAATTTGGATTAATAGGTAAACTACCTGGTTCTAAATCTATTGGAGCTTCTTTTACTAATTTCTTTTTCATTTTTCCCATTTTTTATATTCTGAAAATTGCATAAAGTCAGGCAATTGGTTAATCGCTTTTGGTTTTGGTAAACTACCAGGGTTTGGTAGTGGACTACCCGGCTTAACTCTTGGTTTTGTTGTTGGTTTTACAGGAGCCTCTTTAGTTCCCGCAGCCTTTGGTTTTGGTAGACTACCAGGGTTTGGTAGTGGACTACCAGGTTTAACGTTAGGTCTTGTCTTTGGTTTAACAGGAGTTTCAACAGGTTGTTCGTTAATCATATTTAATAAATCTCCTTTAGTGATTGTTGGTCTTAAATTCTTCTCAATAATAGTTCTAAATTTGTTCTCTAACAATACCTCTTCAGGATTTTTACCTTCTTTAATAGATTTTTTAACACCCATCACACATTTCTCATACTTGTTCATTTGTTTTTTACTCCAATCACTTCTTTCAGTTGTACCAAATTCTGCACCCATAACTGAAGTACAAATTGCAAAAGGATTTTTTTTCTTTGTTTTTTTACCTTCTTTTATTTCAGTATTTTTACATTTTACATCCGAAGGATTTTGTAAACAAAAATTAGCGGTTTTAACATCTGTAGGGTTATTTTTATCCAAAACAGTTTTAGTTACCTGAACCGCTTCTTTATTTTCTTTTTTCGATTCGTAAATGAAATTCTTAAATAATTTAGATATTTCAGATTCAGTCATTAATGACAATGTTTTAGGACTAAATCCCATTGTTTTTAAACTTTCTTTTTTGTTAACCAAGCTCATTTTATAAAACTTTTTCAAAATTCAAAATTAAGTCTTTTGAATATAATTTATTTTTTGTATCCTCTTCTTTCTCACCAAATCTGAAAACTAATCTGTCCTCTATTTCTTTATCACTTTCCCATCCTAAAGATATTACTCCGTCTATCGCGTCTTTCATTGAGAAATAATCAGAATTTTGAACTAACTCTAACTCTATTCCTCCATCTGATAAAACACCAACACTATCAATATCTCCTAATTCAGGTGGTTTTGGATATGTACTAGCCGGCTCATGCTCCCACTCTTCTCCCCATATATCTAACTTGTTAGAAAAGATGAATTCATATCTCATCTCCCCCTTATAATTCGGTCCTAAACCATTAATAAAAACTAAATAACTCATAAAATATTTCCTGATGGAGTAATCTTGATTTGTTGACCTCCATTTTCAAATACTAAATTTTTTCTATCTGTTCTTCCAACAAATCTTACCGTAGGTGCAACTTCCATTAAGTTTTTAGCAACATTTGCTTGAACTTTAGTTACAGACATTTCAAAAATTTGGGAATACTTGTTTTTCTTTGGTTTTTCTTCACCCTCATTAACAACAAAATATCTCTTTAAAATGTTTTCAACTTTTAATTCGTCCATTCCGAACATATCTGATGAATTATGAGAAGCGATTGACGATTTGTGAGCCGGTGAACTTTCTTCCATTTCAGGTGTTGGTTCTTCTTCAGGCATTTCCTCTTCTTCTGAAGAAAAATCAGTTTCTTCTTCATAATCTGAAGGATTTTCGTCAGCGTCTTCATCTTCAAATCTTGACATAATTTCTTCTTTATCGTCACTTGATAACTCATCAAGATTTAATGCCGATAAAATAGAATTAATAACATACTTAACATCTTTACCATTTAAAGGTTGTTCCTCTTCAATATCTCTAATTTTTTGAGAAAGTTTACCTGTTAATTTTTGAATATCTTTAAAAGAAATCTCATCTTCGTTATTCATTTCTTCACCTTGGTCCATTGACGAATCTTCATCATCCATTGGTTCACCCATTG